CCTGCTGTAACTATCTTAACTAAACTATCTAATCTTGTTCCTAACTGCCTGCTTACTTTAGAGTTTGAGGAAGAGACAGGTTGGGGTGGGGAATATGAGATTGTTCGTGGTGAAGTAAAAGAACTAGTTGAATATGAAAATCGTTGTAATGAATGTGATTCATATGACACATTGTCTTATTGTGAGAATGACTGCGGTGAATTCTGTTCTGAATGCGAGCACGGCTCTTGGAGAGACGAAGAGGCTATGAAAGAATGTCAGACCCATATGCTAACATTACCTATTAAGACCTACACACAGGAAGAGGCACTAAATGGCTAGTTTCTTAGAAGATGTAAATCAAATGGTAATTGACGCTGTATATTCAGATATATCGGAGCAACTACTAGAAAGTTGGATTAACTCTAATCTAGATGAAGGGCAATACTATGCTGATAAGCAATTTGCTTGGATGTCAGATGATAAGTTTATTCAATCTGAATTTAATAAGTTCTATAACCTAACAGAAATTGATGAGGATTACTTTGAATAACTATAACTTCGTAATTAAATTAGCAGGTAGTGTAATGGCTAATAATGAGAAAGAAGCACACGAGAAAATTAATCTACATCTAGACGACCTAGGTGAAGTTGATAGTACAAGATATGATTTAGGTTGGCCTGATGTATCTTGGGATATGGAGTATGACTTATGCTAGGTTACACTGCAGAGGATTTAGATCGTATGACTAATGCTGTACACGATGCTAAGTTATTCTATCTTAGGACCCCGTCCGATTTAATGGACAAGGAGCCTTTGAGAAAAGACCTGGAGGATGCGGTCAGCTTTTTGCAAGGACTATGGGCGGAGGGATACTTTGATTAAAGTAGGGGAAAAATGTAGCCATTACTGGGAGTGTTCAGATGTCCCTGGAATTTTTACTTGTCAGTGCTCTATGGTAAGATACTACAATAGAGAAACTGGAGAATATCATTATGAATAAATCATCATACTTCTTGGAGTATATGAAGTTACATCTAATTAGTCTTAACCAGGACTTAGAGGGTGATTACAATGTTCAATCTAAGATTAATATCCAGGGACAAATTATGGCAACCGAACATTTATTGTCAGTGGCGACTGATATAATGAATAACTCTAACGAAAGGGTCTAATATGGAAACTCTATATAAGGATGATGAACTTCCTTTGCACCTCCAGCGCTTAGTTGACGCAGGTGTTAATGGATTAGATATAATGCATGGCGAACTAAAGAATCTAATGTTAATTGCCGAAGAGCAATTGGCTTGGGCTCAGTCAATTGAAAATGAGACCGAAGAAGCAATGGATTCAATGGCACGTACAGAGGCAGAGGGACGACTAGATACTCTAGTAGAACTATATAATCTAACATACCAACTATCATTTGCGATTGGAGCACGTAATGAAGCCTGAAGATAAAGATAAACTAAACGAATGTTTAAAGATTCTAGATACAACGGACCTAGGCTTATCCTTAGTTTGGCTATGGACTTGGTCTACCATTAACAACATATTTGAGGATGAGACCTACAGGCATAACGTTACTATCGATCAGATGTGGGACCACCTCTGTGAGGCTGTGGAGGCTGGTATGGGCTTCTCCCTGGAGTACGGGGCGGAACAGCACAATGATGACGTCCTTGACTGGATGTTAAGCCGTGACTACATTGTTGACTCAATGTTTGAAGAAGAGGAAGAAGAGGACGAAGATGAGGATGAGTGATCAGTACATCAATGATCAGTTAAGTAAGGCCCAAGCTTTGTTATGGTCTGGATCTCTACACGAGGTAGACGAAGCTCATAACATTGTATCTAAACTAATACAAGATAGAATAGAACAAACAGATCTAGCATAGGGCAAGAAAAATGGCTTACGGCGACTATTTACAAATCCGTGAAAAGTTGCTATAATAAATAAAACATCTCTTGAAAGGGGATTATCAAATGACAACAAAGCGTGAATATCTAAAGTCACAAGGCATTACAGTTGGCGTCCGTGGACGTTTCTCGGGAGCTGCTAAGGTAGCTTTGGCGGAAGCTACAGCAAAGGGCATTACATTTACATCAGAGGCACCTGTTAAGAAAGCGAAGTAAAACTTGGGACGGGGTTAGGGCTTCGTTGGTCCTTGACCCCGTCTCTTATTTTTGGTACAATCAATAGTTACAAAGACGGAGGGCGGAAATGGCTAAAGCAAGTTCAATAGAAACTAAAGCAGCAGAGAAGGTATTGGAAGCAATGGATAGTCATTGGTTCAATCCAGTAATTATGGCTAGAGAATTAGTCAATGGTTGTGGATATTATACTCAATCAAAGGTAATGGAACTATGTGTAGAAATTATCAAACAGACGGCGGGACAATTTGATAACGCTTGGGAGGAAGGAAATACATCAGAAGCCTTGATGATGGCAGATAGACTAAATGACTATATTGCTAACTTTGAACCAATCAATGCATAGATCAAACTAATCTAATATAGCCCAATATATCCACAGGATCTTCCACAGGTCTTGTGGATATTTTTTATGTGTGGGCATGTGGGCAAAATTATTCGTTTACGACCAAGCTATAAAAATCCCTGGAATTTCCATAAGAATCTATTAGATTAGATATATTATCATATAAAACATATAATGAATTAGGCATAATATAGCCAAAATCTGTCAGAATTTTATATCATTTTGTTATACAAATATGTTGACAATGTGGGCCAAATATGCCTTTTACGACCCTATTGACAATATCCCTGGAATATGCTGCATGTCTCATATAAGTCCATATGGGTCTATTGACATTACGGCTTAAGATATGATATGCTCAATTACATAGTATTGTTTAAATAGATATAACTATAGTATATGATATATAATCTATAGTATATATTCTCCACTATACTCCACTTTACTCCACTATATAAGCCTTCTAAGGGCTATATGAGACAAGAAAAACATTGATCTCATATCAAAGGTATAGTCCTCTATCTCTTGATAGAAGTATTTAGTACCTAGTTCAATAAGGTCTTTAAGTCCTTCTGGGGTTAATACGTATTCTCTTACTTCCCCGCCTTTATCTAATGTTAGTGTTACAACATAAACGTCATGTTCAGGGTTATGCTTATATGTTGCTACTCCAATTGGAGATAGATCTATTATATTCTCTATCCCAGCATCCTCTGGATCACCAGGTTCTGGCATTTTAGATGCTTTGATCAAATCAGCTATTAGGACTTTCTTCATGATGATAAACACTCCAAACAGACAAATGGGACATCGTCTTGTTTAATATATAATTGCTCACATTCGCTACATGCTACCTTATATGGCTCATATGCCTTAATAAACTTACTATAGGATGATTCAAACTTATCCATTGGTTCCCAGCCTTTTATCTACTTGGTCCCATAAATGGGGTTATTCTACTTTTACGACTACCCTTATAGCCGTCATCAAAATCTTTTAGTTCATCATACCCATATCCTGCATTATTTAGATCAGGTTGGGGATTGGGCATATCATTCCACTCTTCACCGCTCATATCAATATCTTTAAGCATCTCTTCTATAACTAATTTAAGACGCATTGATCTGTCAGGCTGCATTACTTACAGCTCACACAGTAGTATGGAGCACGAAGGTTATTTGGGTAAACATAACCTGATCGAGCACATTTATGGCATGTAGCCTTAATCAGATCAGATTGCTCAATATCAAACCGAAATGATCGAGTGTAGTATAGTTTAGTAACGTACCACGTTATTAGTATTGCTAATAGTTCCATTATGTATTTGTCCAATGTCTCTTATGTCCTGCTATTATATCTTCAACCTGCCTGCCTTGATCTTGTGTAACAGGCTTTACTGAAGCTGAATTTGCAACTGCCCCTAATTTTCTAGGCTTTACCTTAGCATTCTTATTTACTCTAATTTGTATTTTTTCTGGCCATAAGCCAGCTGCCTTCATTTCTTTTTCCCACTTGTTAAGTTGGTGTGAGCTTGGAAACTTTCTATCTTTACTCATTATTCAAAATCTCTCTGTGTCTCAAACATGGCTTCAGGTGCGGGAATCGGACCAACATTATCGGTTTCGGAAACCGCTCTACTACCATTATAGGAACCTGAATTGTCCCGTTCATCGTCCATGCAATGACAATTAGAGCAGGTTACCTGCCCGTCCAAGTCCAATTGAAATAAGTGATCATGCATAGTTACATTATAGTATATATGACAGGTACTGTCAATACCTCTCTACCGCCGCACTTTTTTCGCACTAAATGGGGTCAATATAAGGCTATATTAGATTGATTTATTATTAACGTGCAATGTTATTCTTTTTACCTGATGATCTCCAAGTATTTTGTTCTTATGGTTTATGGCCTTCCTGTAGTATCCAGGGAATATGCCATCCTTATGCTTTGATTCAAGGTCTTGGGTGTACTCTACATCATTTTGTACTTCATCTAAATATTTGGGATCTGTTCTATCAGTAAGATGAATCTCTGAATCTTGTATCGTCGACAAATCTACAGGCATTATTGCTATGACTGGAGTACCAGCCTTTATGGTAATAACCTCATCTGATTTTAATATTCTCCAAGCAGGCTGAAGATCGCCCTTTAAAAATGAAGTACTAAGTATATTTGATATTGGCTCATACCCATCATGCGTCATATTTGGTACTGGGAAAGACAAAAGACTTATGTTCTTTGGAGTCTTAAACATTATGCCAGTATTAAAGCTTATAGTATTAGCTAGTCTATGTAAATAAACATATTTATGTCCAGACAATATTTTAATGTTATCTGGGTGATCCTCAGAATTTCCGTTATAAATAAAAGATATGTCCTCTGGGAAAGATATTCCCCAGCCAAAAGAATTGACTAAAGATATAGGATAACATTGATATGAATGTGGTCTATCTTCCATCCAATCTCTTTTAATAGATAATGGCTCAAGGATTCCGTGTCCATTTCTTACAATGTATCCTTCTATTTGAATAATTTTATTATCTCCTAATACGTTTGCTCTCTACCGCCGACTTTCGCACTAATTGCGATCTATATTACTTATTTCTAGGTATTAGTGTTTGAGGGCCTTCTGTGCCGAATAGAGACTTCTTTATTGGTACGCAGTTAGGAACCTTCTTGCCGTTCTTGTTCTTCATTCCTACCTGCTTGTAGCCGCTCCAGCAAGCCTTCTGCATGTTGTCCCAGTTGTCTTCTTCTTCGTTGTCTGATTCGTATCCCTTTGAGATCTCTTCGTCTGTTAATTCAATATTGTTGTTAGTGTCCATAATCTTATTATAGCATTTATTTAATTGACTGGTTTAGCTATCCTTTTGATCTGGTAGAAACAGTCTGGGCATTCTCCTATATGAAGCCATTTGCCTGATTCTAAGACCACTATCTCATTAAGTTTACCTACCACATTCTTTTTACACAATATGCAATATGCGCTTATGGTTATGGTCATATGGATTTTATTTCATTTTCATGATATTGAATATGATAGTCTCTTAATTGATAGGCTACCGCACAGTAACATATGGGGCAGCTTGTAATCCAATGAGATTTATCTTCCCAGTGCTTACTCATACTAACTTAAAGTATTCGGTTTCAGCTACAATGTCTTTAATTAAAAAACTAACAGCATTTTCTTTATCAAATCCATCTTCCTCTTGATTATTTCCAAATGAAATGTATGTAACATCGACAGGCTTATCAAACTCAAAATAGGTGGATGTATGATCTTGGATATTGATTGCAACGCTATCCCGCTTTAAAAAAATATCAAAGTTTATCCATTCATTTTTTATTTTAGGAACAGAAGTGACAGTTTTAGTTGTACCATTAGTGTGTATAATTGATATTCGATCCCCACTTGATAATACTGATACAAAATCTTTAGAGTTTCCAACGTGATCTAAATCTAAATCTAATATGGCAGCTCCATCTGAAATACCTTGGCGAAGAAACACAAAGAAACTTAATTTTAAGAATTCACCAAACTCAATAGGCTTTAGTGTTCTTATGCCGCCGATTCCTTTTTTACTAAATCCATTTAAAGAAAATTCTTTTTTAGATAGCCGACCTTCACTCCAGTGTATGTTTTTAGAACTTTCTAGTTTCATTACACCAGTATATCATACTATGCTATAATGAAATATGAACTTTAATCCAAACCTACAGCATATTATAGTAACATTTCCAAGATCTGGTTCACATTACCTTCAGGACATATTTCATCAAAAAACTGGATTTGAAATGTCAAGGGATCATAAATCTTTTGGAGAAGAATATAAAGCTTTTGATGGGACAGACCATTTTATTGTTTCTATTATACGTGAACCCAGGGAAACATTTAAATCTATGTACGCTATGGATAGGCATTATGCCCTTGATGAAAATATGGGACGGGGGTTGCCAGAAGATTATTGTAAATTTTATTTATGGCTGTCAAAAAGAGCTCATGTTCTAATATCCTACAAAGACTTAGTCGATACTCCAGACAAAGTTGTATTAGCACTTGCAAATAAACTTGGTTTAGAAGTTGAAGATGTTAAGTATGTGAGCAGATTAGTAGATAGACCAAACCTGAAACATTTAATTTCTAGCAAAACTTCTCAGGAATATGATAAAGTAGATCTATCTTCACTTAATTTTAAAGATTCAGACAAAATGTATGAGTTTTTACTATCAAAATGTATTAAGGTATAGTACTTACAAAGGTATTTCATTTACTGGCTCTTTTGACCAGTGCACATAAGATCTAATATATACTGCAGCGTATGCAAGAGCTGCAAATATGAAGCCGTATTGCTTTGTAGTTATAGCATATACCATCCATAAGCATTCATTTACAAGTAATACAAGCCAAGCCCATATGACTTTGCGTCCTACAAAAAATGTGCCTGTTACACCAATTGCTGCTAATACCCATGACCAATATTGCATCATTTTAGTCCCGCTCCAGATTCTTCTGCTTCTCTAAGCCATTGATCTTCCCATAGGCCCATTAAAGATTCATTGCCAATGTCGTCAAAGTAATAGCGATTATTTACTGGATTATATGTCCAGCCGTACCATCTGTTTCCCTCTGACCATGTTAGATTAGTTGGGTTTGCATTTTCATGTTCCCACATAGCTTTGTCTATAGACTGATATAACCTTACTTCATCAAAGATAGCGTGTCTTAGAGAGTCCCATCTAAATATACGATTAACTAACCAATTAATCATTTAAGTATATCTGATATAAATGAATCTATTTGCTCTGGTGTTGTATCTGGTCCCATCGATCTAAATTCCTTATCGATAAGAAACTTAGTAAAGTTCCATGGAATTTCATCAAAGGTAGCCTGTGATACTAAATACTTAAATAGTGGGTGGGCATCATCTCCATTAACGTCAATCTTGGTTGACATCAGGAAGTCTACGCCATAATTTGTCTGACAAAACTCTTTAATTTCTGAATCAGTTCCAGGCTCTTGTCCGCCAAACTGATTGCACGGAAAACCAATTACTACTAGTCCTTGATCTGCATATTTCTTGCTTAATGACTGCAGGCCCTCATACTGTGAAGTAAAACCACAACGGCTTGCAACATTTACTAGAAGCAGTATCTTGTCTTTAAACTGTGACAGATCAACATTGTTGCCATTGTTATCTGTAAAACTATAATCATATACCGACATAATAATCCTTTCATATAAAAGCAGGGCGCCTTATATCTATATAATACTATTTATTACTCAATCTGTCAATGGCTTGTATCGATCTTTATCCATTATAATTTCATAGTAAAGCATCTCTGGTATGTCGTGGGCCGCCTTAAAATGCTCGTGTAGGTGAAGGAATAGGTGCTCATCATCTTTAATTGTTTCCGATCTTGCTTCTTTTGAAAGTAGGCAGGCTGCACAATAAATATAGCCATCTACATGCGGATATATGTATATATCACTATCAAAAAATCTGCTGTAAGCCATTATCCCATATACTTTAAATGGAAATGTTTATCGCACACATCTATAGGCTTACCAGTTTTTGGTTCTGGCTCTGAATATTTACTGTCTTCTGGGCAGTAAAAGCATGGAGGTATATTTGTGTTCATATATATATTATACCAGATTAAGGGGATGTCTGAATCATTTTAGTGCATCTTTTACAAAGATCATAGGATTTACCAGTAAACGGACATGCACCAGCTTCAATTAAATTATGACCTTTAATCAAACAAATTATTTTTTTAAGCATTGTACTTACTCAAAAGCATATCTACCGTATTACTTAAATCTGAAACGCTAAAGTCATTTTCTATGATATGGTTAAATGCGTAGTCGTCTAAATCAATTTCTGAAGAATGATCTGTTACTGGGCCTATGCCGTGTCTATTGATTCTCCAAACCTGCCCACCTAATTTTTTAATTGCATCTGCTTCGTTTTTAAACCTAACATCACTTATCACAACATTATCTTCTTTAATGCTATTTAAAGTTAAGTCAACCCAAAAATTGTTGCCAAACATGCTTCTGCCGACTTCTGTGCCAAATACTTGCAGTAGCCTTCTTATTTCAGGGTTAGATTCTTTTGCTGAATCTAATCCATAAACATCTACTAAGCTTTGATATCTAAAATTACCTATTGAGTCTGAGTTAACAATAGGATTAAGTATGTACATTGCTTTTTTCATTGGAGCGGCAAAGGAATATCTTACAAAACCATGGTTGCTAACCAATCGATCTGCTGCTGTGTCTTTACCCGATCTAGCGTATCCAGATAATCCGATTATCATACCTTTACACCATCCCAATTTCCTATTTTAGTGGTGCTAATTCCATTTTCTTCCCATAGCTTAATAATTCCTGGATGGTCGTCAACTGCATGCTTTACATCCCAATATTCCTGTATGTTCTTAAGAATATCCTTTTTAACCTCATAGTCTTCTCTATGATCATCATCTTTTCTCATAAACAAGGCGTCGTGAGGGATCTCATTATTCTTAAGCCACCTAGCGGTTAAAGCTCTATACTTTTCTTTTCTAGCAGTTACTACAATTATGTCTAGGTCATTACAAACTTTCCATACCATATCAACAACTTCTTTATTCGGATCGCAGGATATAGATGCCTTATGAAAAGCATCAAAATCTTTTTTAAAAGATTCGGAGGAGCGGTCTTTGTTTAATATGTGGTGTAATACAGTGTCTACGTTTACAAGTGTTCCATCAACGTCAAATATCCAGGCTGGTTTTTTATGCATAAATACATTATCTCATTTTCTATGGGTTTAGTCAATGGGTGTGAGGCAGTTTATGGTCATGCCTAGGACACGGTTTACTTCTTTTTAAAGAAAGACTTCTGTCTTACATCCTGAGATGCTTGTTTAAAACCATAAAAATATGATCCTACCATTAGCCCAGCAATTGCTGAAGAGTGTAGTAGATAAAATAAAGCTGTCCTCATTCTTTTCCTTTCTTTATATCAAATCTATCTAGATTCATTACCTTTGACCAGGCATTAGCAAAGTCTGTTATAAACTTTTCTTTAGCATCATCAGAAGCATAAACTTCAGCAATTGCACGAAGCTCTGAATTGGATGCAATAATGAGATCTACATTTGGAATACCTTTTGCTTCTTCAGCATTATTATACGATAGTAATTCTGAAAGATAAGTGTTGTCTAATCTATAGACTCCCTCTATGTCTTTGCTAAGCATTCTTATTCCAGACAGTAGTAATACTAATTCTACTGGGGTTAAGCCTAGTAGATTAGCCTTCTCTACCAATAAAACTTCTTCTGGTGCAGTTATGCTCAAATGAGTATAATTACGGAACCCATCAAATTTTGGCTCAAGCACTGAAAATGAATCTACATCAGTATCAACTTGAGTAGCATCTGAACGTCCCTGTCTAAAAGGAACTGTAATGCTAACTCCACATTGAAATGCAGCCTTTTCAATAGCAGCACATGAGGCAAGAACAATTAAATCAGCCATAGACATCTCTGTCTTTATAGATTCTAATACTGCTAGTACTTTACTAATTCCATTAGTATCATTTACATCCCAAGAAATTTGTGGCTGTAATCTAATTCTGGCACCATTTGCGCCACCTCTTTTATCTGTTTTCCTAAATGTAGAAGCAGAAGCCCAAGCAGTTGTAACAAAATCTGCAGTACTTACTTCTGAATCAAGTATCTGCTTTTTAATCTTTTTTATTTCTCTATTTGACAAAGGCTTTTGATTATTTGCTGGAATTGGATCTTGCCAAATTAGTATTTCTGATGGCACATCTTTACCTAAATACCTTGATATAGGCCCCATATCCCTGTGAGTTAGCTTAAACCATGCACGAGCAAACACATCTGAAAAATATTCAAAGTCTTTAAGAAATCTCATCGATATCTTGTTATACTCTGGATCAAATTTTAATGCTAGATCTGCTGTAGTCATCATTGGAGCATGAAATTTTTCAGATAGATGTGCGTCTGGAACTAAACTATTAGCCGATTCATCAACTGGAATCCATTGTGTTGCACCAGCAGGACTCTTTGTTTGTTTCCAATCGTATGTAAACAATAATTCAAGATAAGAATTATCCCACTTGGTTGGTGTTGGAGTCCATGCACCTTCGATACCGCTTGTTATCGTATCTTCTGCATTACCTTTACCAAATGAATTCTTCCATCCAAGGCCAAGCTCTTCAGTTGGTGCAGCTTCTGGCTCTGGCCCAACGTGAGACTTGTCTCCTGCGCCGTGTGCTTTACCGAATGCGTGTCCACCTGCAATTAATGCAACTGTTTCTTCGTCATTCATTGCCATACGTGCAAATGTTTCACGGATATCTCTTGCAGAAAGAATTGGATCTGGGTTACCGTCTGGTCCTTCAGGATTTACATATATTAATCCCATTTGAACCGCTGCAAGTGGTTTTTCTAGTTCACGATCACCAGAGTAACGCTCATTAGCTAACCATTCTTTTTCTATACCCCAATATGTATCGTCTGATTCCCAGACATCTTCACGACCACCAGCAAAACCAAATGTTTTAAATCCCATGTTTTCAAGAGAAACATTTCCAGCAAGAATCATTAGGTCAGCCCAAGAGATTCTTTTGCCGTACTTCTGCTTAATTGGCCATAGAAGTCTGCGAGCTTTATCTAGGTTGCCGTTATCTGGCCATGAATTTTGCGGTGCAAATCTATGCAAGCCTTCGCCAGCGCCACCACGTCCGTCTGAAATCCTGTATGTACCTGCTGAGTGCCATGCCATTCTAATAAAAAATGGGCCATAGTTTCCATAGTCTGCTGGCCACCAGTCTTGCGATGTGGTTAGAAGATCATTAATATCTTCTTTAATTCCATCAATATCTAATCTTGCAAATTCTTCCGCATAATCAAAGTCTTTTGACATTGGGTTAGATTTTTCTGAATTTTTTCTCAATACAGATAAATCTAATTGATTAGGAAACCAATCCTTATTGGATTTTACTTCTGTGCTTGTTGAATGCCCAGTCACTGGACATCTTGCTTCTGTCATTTATTTTCCTTTGTTTGTTTAATGCTAATTGGTCTGCTGCCCCACCTGGCCTCGATCCAGGGACACCCGCATTAACAGTGCGGTGCTCTACCAACTGAGCTATGAGGCACAGTTAATAATAGTATAGTATTTTCTTTAAATAAAGTCAAGGGCTACTTGTCTTTTAATCTCATCCATTTGCCATATTTATTTGGCTCTTTGCTGCCTATGTATTCTTGACCAGTTTCTAGATCAATTAATAACCATTTCCCAGGAGCTTTAGTATGAACTGTTAGATCTGTTGCTTCATCGTATTCAATGACTTCGGCTCCCTGATACATTTTAGGTAGGAATGTATATGCGTTATCCAAAAGCTTTCTAAATTTTTCCATAACTCCAGGCCTATTAAAATTAAATTATTACTGAATCTAAAACAACATCTATTGCATCATCAATTGTAGGGGCATGTTCCTTAGAGCATGCCCCACAACTTTTACACATTATATCTTCTTGCGGCCAGTTTTCTTTGGAGGCCTTGGATTTGTATTCAACTCACGGCGTATGCCATGTCTATTTATGTCTATCTTGAGGCCTTGACGTGGCTGCTTGCGTGTTGCTGAATTACTAGTAACGGCACCTGCTGCTGCACCATTTGGTGGTGGAGTTGTTCCTGTACCGTCTTCTTTTTGAAAACTACTCATTAATGAATTGTCTTGTCTGCTCTGGAGTAGATGACATGCTTAATGTTAAACCTGAATCACCATCTCTTGAAGCATCTGTGATTGTAACTGGGGTTACGCCCTTAGTGCTTCCTACTGTTTCGCATCCGCATTCGTAACACATTAGTTGCAGTTCTCACAATTCTTTACTGCACAAGGGGCGTCGCCTCTTGTGTCTCTAGTGCATGCTGAACCAGAATTAACTGGCGCTGCTGGCACTACAGCCTGTACAGGCTTAACTGCTTCTGCTACTGCTGCTTCCATTGTCGGTGCAACTACTTCTTCTTTATCAAAGAGGCCCATTATTACTTACCGTTGTTTCCTACTCCAGCGCCGTCTTGTGTAGACTTGTCTGTTGCAGGGAATGCTGATCCAGTGTTATCTGAATAGTGCCCATCAATATTGTTTGTTGCTGATGGCTTTACTGTTGCAAAACCGTCTAAATTTAATCCGTCTGACATTTTATTTCTCCTATAGGTTGTTTATTTAGATGGGTCTAGAATCCATCCATTAGTCTATTATAGCATCTGGTTGATTAGAACTAGAATCTTCAATTTCTGGATGTGCTTCTAGGTACAATTTTGGAAAAGACTTTAGGCCATATTTTGCCATAAGAATATGTATGGGTGCCTGTTTTGAGTCATCTATTACTTTTATAAAATTTTCTTCCATTTTATTGCTCCTTTTATTTGCCTTTGGATGGCCAACAAAATCCTACCAAAGCTTGGCGGGATCCCCCAGTTACTTCTTCTACGCTGTGCAATAAATCTTTTTCGCCTTTAAAAAATACAAGCATCCCTGGCTCTGGTATCAAAACAATATTATGATTAATGAACCTAAGTAAGCCTCCGCTGAAATTGTTATTTAAATAAAGTAGGGCGGAAATATCATCTTCTTGTGAGTCCTCTTGGTTATCCCAGTGCGGTGGATTTGATGCACCTTTTTCCATAATACTGTGAAACATTGATTTTATTTCCATATCTATTCCATAATGATCTGAGACTTTACCCGATATCTTTTTTAATATATTAGACTCAATAGAATCTTTGTTCATTACATCGAAATATTCTTTTTGGTCAAAAGAAATAGAAAACCCGCTTTTAATCAGATCAGAATCTGGAGTAGAGGTTATGTTATTGCTAAAGACAGACACTAATTCTTGGCTTTGCTCTTTAGTAATAAAATCTCTTATTACAAAAATTTTATCCTTATAGGTTTCCACTTATTTAATCTTTTTCCCAAACTTAGCCCATACTCTTTCGTGTAAAAAGTATCCCAGTGCTTCCCAGCCAATATAAATAAGAGCTCCCAAGCTAGCATACTCCCATTCGCCAGTAAATAAATAAATTACTCCAGCAACTCCTACTAAGTGAAAAGTTTCCCAGCTGAGTGTCTTTAGTAATGTTCTTTTAGTTGATTCCATTTTGTTCCCCTATCATTTCTTTGATTAAGTAATGTATTGATGATACATTGTTGTCTTCTGGATGAGGGCTAATCAAAAGATCGGTTGCACCCAAAGTTGTTAAATTATTTAGTTGTATTTTAACGCTATCTTTATCACCATATATAGTCCATTGATCCGACCCCAAGCTTTTAGATAGCATTTCTTTTATTTCTTTTTCTGAGTCATTTATGATTACACTTAATGATAGCATTTGTTTTTTATTTTTTATAAAATTAGGCTTATTGTATGACTGCTTATGCATGTTTAGCATAGATAAATGAGTAGCATTATATTTTTCTGCCATAATCTTTGTTGCATCTGAATGACCGCCCATTACTACCTCAAATACTGTATTTTCTGATAGCTCAAAGAATTTTGACATCCATTCGTCAGTGTACTTCAATCTCTTTTCTGGAGTATCTAAATCTCTATTTAGCCATATTAAATCCTGAACTGATGTTTCATCTTTATGCAGATCACCAGACACTATATTTAACATTAGTCTATCTGGTGATATGCTGTAGAAGGCTTTGCATATCATTGCACAGTATTCTGGGCTTATAGCATATGTTCTAATGGCTGGCATATATTTAAATTTATGATTTGTGTCAAGTGCTCTGGCTGCTTTAATCCAATTGTCATCTATTTTTGAATGATATACCAGTAGTACGGACTCATATCCAAATTCATCTAGTATGCCAGAAAGAGTTTTAAGATGACCAATACTGGTATCTCCGCCTCTTTCCATCCAATGAAATCTCATATTTCCATTCTATCATTTAAATAATAAAGGGGCAAGGCCTGAGCCCTGCCCCTTTAATTGAAGTTATTTACTTCTTTAGTGCTACCTTTAGCTTAGGGAACTTCTTGTTCCACTTAGTTGCAAGTGCATTGTATTCCGCCTTGTATGTAGCCTTAGCAAGATCTGCTG